ATATTACCCAATGGAGTAGGGAAAGATTCTTCAACATATACAGGTACTGTAGATGTACCTACAGTTCAAGGTGATTGTGGTTCTCCATTGATCACAAAAACCATTAAAGGTGTAGTCATTATTGGTATGCATGTTGCGTATGATACTATTAATAATAAGACTGTAACACATCATGTTTCGGGCGATCTTATTAGAGTATCTATAGCTAAATTGGATCCATACGGACCTTTGCAAGCATCATATGCTCAATTAGATTCTGGAGATAATAAAGTTGTAATATCCGATTTACATCATAAATCTACCATGCGTTATTTAGTGCAAGGAAACCTTATGTTGTTTGGATCTAAAAAGGACTTTAGACCTGCATCTAAATCTAAGGTTATACCTTCCTTTGCACATAAGGAATTTGAAAAGATAGGCTTTAAAACTACGTGTGGTCCACCCGTTATGAAGGGATGGAGACCGTGGCGTCGTACAGCTGAATGTATTACGAATACAGGTAAGACTATCAATTCTGGAATACTTGATAAGTGTATAGATTCTTATGTGAATGATATGATATCACGTATGCCTGCTAAAGAGATGGCAGATGTTAAAGTGTATGATATGTTTACTGCTGTTAATGGTGCTGCTGGTATCGGTTACGTAGATACCATAAAGCGAACTACCAGTGCAGGCTCTCCTTGGGCTTGTTCTAAAGCAAAATTTCTTACAAAAACACTTCCAGAGAGAGGATTAATGGATCCGGTGGAGGTGGATAAAGAAATACTCGATAGATCTGCTGCGATTGAATCTAGGTATAGATCTGGTGAGAGAGTTTATCCATTATTTTCTAGTCATTTGAAAGATGAACCCACGAGTTTTAAAAATATAGCCATAGCTAAAACCCGCGTCTTTTCAGGTGCTCCTTTTGATTGGTCATTGGTAGTGAGGAAATACACACTGGCGATCATTAGATTATTTCAGAATAATAAATTTGTATCGGAGATGTGTCCTGGTACGACATGTCAATCTAAGGAATGGGGAGAAATCAGAGCTTATTTGACTGAATTTGGAGAACTTCAAATTATAGCAGGTGATTTTAGAACCTATGATAAGACAATGGCTGCTGAGGTAATATATGGTGCGTATGTTGTAATTATTAAGATGTGTGAACATTCTGGTAATTTTTCTGAAGAAGATATTCGCGTATTGCGTGGTATTGGAACAGATACTTCATATTCTTTAACAGAGTTCTTTGCAGATATTTTTGCCTTGATTGGTTCAAATCCATCTGGGCATCCATTAACTGTTATAATTAATTGTATTGTTAATAGTTTATATATGCGTTACTCGTATTACATTTTGAACCCTGAACATGAAGTTGAGACTTTTACAAAGAGAGTAAAGCTTATGACATATGGAGATGATAATGTTATGGGCGTATCAAAGCAAATCAGTTGGTTTAATCATACAACTCTTCAAGAAGTATTAGCTGGGATTGGTATTGAATATACCATGGCAGATAAAGAGGCTGCTAGTGTTCCCTATATACATATTGATGAAGTTTCATTCCTGAAGAGATTTTGGGTATGGAATGATGATTTGAATGATTATGGTTGTAAATTAGAGATGAGTTCTCTCCATAAAATGTTAATGATGTGGGTTCCTTCAACCACAGTATGCCCTGAAATACAAACTCTAGCTGTTATGGAATCGGCATTGAGTGAATTCTTTTATTATGGCAAAGAAGAATTTCAGCTTAGGCGTAAGCAATTTAGTTCCATATGTGTTAAACTCAATTTACTGGAGTTTAATGGTGGACGCGAATTCCCCACTTACCAAGATCATATTGATCGATGGAAGAGCAGTGGTGTAATCGTATCCAACTAGGCGCTATATCCGTGTCTACAAACCAAAGGATATGTATAAGTGCAGATACACTTTAACGACTAGAAGTTTCAAACGTCGTTATAAGCAGGGTGCTTATATAAATATTCCCGAGCGATCCTCGAAATATTACTTGAATATAGTGGTTAGGAATGCCACAGTAATTGAAACAAACTACTATAGGAATGGGCCTGCCTATAGTTTTTATATTGACCTGCAAACACTGAAAATAAATCGTTCGATATTGACGAAACAATATCAAATATGACCGTTAATCAGCAAATGACATTTCATGATGCTGATACTGGTTTTGACTATAGCATAGGTAATGATAATGATGCGACATTTGAGTATGGAGCTAATCATGAAACAGACCTAGGCGATTTTCTCGCTCGTCCCATTGAGATTCATGCTGTGACATGGACCGAGGGTACGCAGCTTGCGGATACATTTAATCCGTGGGAAAAATATTTTGGTCAGGCACGCATTAAGGAAAAATTGAGAGGGTATGCTCGTTTGAGTTGTACTCTTAATTTAGCCGTTAAGGTAAACGCATCACCTTTCTATTATGGATTGGCGATGTTATCTTATGATCCGTTGCCTGATTTTTCACATCCCGTATCCGTTATTGTAGCGGGAGATGAACAACTTGTATCATATTCACAAAGACCACACATATATCTCAGACCTCAAGAGAATATGGGTGGCTCCATGAGCTTACCTTTCATATATTATAAACAGAAAATTGACATTTCTAAATTATCAGACATCCAGGAGATGGGTGTGTGTAGATTTGATTCCTTTGGTGTGTTGGAAAACGCCAATGGAGTTGTCGGTTCAAACACAAGTATTACTGTTTATGCATGGGCATCTGATATTTCTCTTTCCGTACCAACAACATCCGCTGTATTGCAAGGAGGCATCGAACTCCAAGGCAAAGCGAAGAAAGGCAAGAAAAAGAATCCTTTTACGGTTAAAGAGAAAATTACCTCATTTGGCTCACAGTCTGATGAGTATGGGGACGGCCCTGTCTCCGGTGTTGCTTCAGCTATTGCTGGGGCTGCCGGGATGTTGTCCAGTGTGCCCATAATCGGACCATATATGAGAGCTACGCAGGTGGGTGCTGGATCAATTTCCCGCATCGCATCCTGGTTTGGTTTTTCCCCAGTTGCTGTCATTGACAACACTGCGCCAATGAAAAACATGCCATATACAGATATGGCGTCCTCTGAGATTGCAGGACCTTTTAGCAATCTCACATTAGATCCAAAGAATGAATTGTGTATTGATTCTAGGACAGTAGGTTTAGATGGACAAGATGAACTTTCCATACAATCTATTGTTACTCGTGAATCATACTTGACTATATTTCCTTGGGGCTCTGAAGCTCCTGGGACAACACTATTCTCATCTAATGTTACCCCAAATTTATATAGACATAAAAATGATCTATTATGGGGTACCCCTATGTCTCATGTAGCTGCTGCATTTGAAACTTGGACTGGAGATATTACATTCCGGTTCCAGGTTATATGTTCTCAGTATCATAGAGGTAGACTTTCTGTAAGTTGGGATCCTAATCAATCACTGAGTGGTGTGAGTACACAAGATACAACATTACTTGCATATACTCAGATTGTGGATATTGCAGAAACTCGAGATTTCGATTTCACAATTCCTTATGCTTCAGCTGAAGCATTTTTGCGCACCAACAACTTGGATTATACCCGAGTTGCATTTGGTACAGCACTAGTTCACGCTCCTAATAAGTTATTTGACAATGGACAGTTAACAGTGAGGGTCTTAAATGATTTAACCTCACCCTCTGCCAGTGCTCCAATTTCTATATCCGTTAGCGTTGCTGGATGTGATAATCTTAAATTTGCAAATCCCATACCTATAGTTGACCGATCTTATGGTGCAGCTATACCACTGGAAGTACAAGGGCTTGTACTTCAGAGTGAGATTTGTGAAGCAGAAATGCGATCTCCTGAGGAAGGAGCTCCCATTTCACAAAATGAGGATAAATTAGGTATTACAAATGGTGATTCCGACTCACTGTTTAATGTATATTATGGCGAAGAGATTGCATCTATTCGTACATTAATGCACAGATACCAATATTCTCGTACGAGCTTAAGCTCTAGCATTGCCTCTAATGGTCCTGAACATCTTGTAGTTGTTCAGAATCTTATGAGTCGATATCCATTACCTAATGGCCGCGATGCCAATGGTATTGATGTTTGGAACACTGTTCCAGCCAATATTTCCAATATGACATATCAGAGTTATTTCTCTGCTTGTTATAAAGGACATAGAGGTTCCATGCGTTGGAAAGCATTAGTACATGGTATTGGAGCAGAGTTTGAGAGTTGTACAGCTGAGAGAAATGCTCGATCAGTACGCACACTAAATGAATATAACAGATTTCATTCCATGAATTCTACACTTTCTGATGCGAACAATCTTCTCAGATACCAGGCTGGTTATCCAGCCTATGGGTCAACTGGTATGTCCTTAACAAATGGACGAACACAAGCAGGAATTGAATTCAATGCTCCAATGTTCTCTAGATTTAGGATGATACCCACTAAGCCCGGTGATGTTACCATGGGTAACACAAAATATGACACAGAACGTGATAGTATCGATTTTAAATATGTATTTAATCCCGAGTCTTTTGCGAATCCAGGAGATACGATCCGAGGAAAGATCGATTTTTACTGTGCCACTGGAGTAGATTATAATCTATTTCTTTTCCTCAACGTGCCCACGTTACATACTGGGCAGGCACCCATCCCCACATAGGGGTGGCCGTACATAGATGATGTGTACGGGCAGCTTAGCCGCTGTACCAAAACGCTGCTTCCCTCTCGGTGAGGGTCTCTAAACTGTATTTATGCTGGTTTTAAGGATCCTTTCGGGGGTCTGGAATTTCCCAGCGTAGAATCATACAGCTTAGTTAAAAGCAGACGTATTTTAGTCGTCTTCAAAAA